TCTAAATCAATTCGTAGAAATCAAAGAAATCAAGCTAGAAGAGCTAACGCTGGAAATAGATTTAGAGGTCAATCAAGTCCTCTGACATCTCCTATATTCCCTGGATTTGATGCTCCCATAGGACCTGGACAAGCTCAAGGTTTATTTGCAGGAGGAACTTTTAGAAATAATTTGATGTCTAATATAAATATGAGTAGAGCAGGAAGAGAAGCTAGTAATTTTGGTTTTGGTTTAGCTGGCGATCCTGTTGCAAAATCAATAAGACGTAATCAACAAACAGTTGCAAGAAGAACTGCAATACAAAAAAAATTAGATTTTCAAAACTTTTTAAAAGAGAAAAAAGCAAATAAAGAAATAAGAAATATTAAAGCTGGTCAATTAAGGTTAGAAAGGGCACAAAATAGAGCCTTAAAAGAACGTGTTGTTACAACACAAAAATTAGCTAAAACTACTAAAACTGCTGGAGGAAGTGCAGCACAAGGACAAGGTTTCTTTAGAGGTGGAGCTAGGGGTGCTATTGGTAGTGCAGCTATTGGTGGTGGATTTCCTTTGTTATTTGGGCAAGGAGCTTTAGGAGCAGTTGGTGGTGGAGTTGGTGGTGCTCTTGGTGGTGCAATAGGTGGTCAATTTGGATTTTCTCTATCTATTGTTGGTACTGTAATTGCACAAAGAATACAAGAGGCAATAGATTTTAGAAAAGAAATTGATAAGGTAAATACTTCTATAAGAGATACAGGTGGAACTTCTACATTTACAGCAAGTCAAATTACTGCTTTAGCGAAACAATTAAAATTAACAAAAGAAGAAGCTCTACAAGCTGTTAATGCTTTTGGAGGTTTTGATGCAGCACAAAGAACTATTTTAGCTAAAGTTTTTGGAGATCCTTCTACTTTTAAACTTTATGCTTCTATTTCAAAAGATGCAAACTCTCTTATATCAGCAATAGAACCATTAATAGATGCAAATGAAATAAGTATTACACAAGCACAACAAACATTAAAAGTTTTAAATAAAGGTGGTTTAAATGAAGCAAAGATATTTTTAGAAAGATTGAAAGAGGAAAAAGAATTAAATTTAGAAATACAAAAAATAGAAAAAGTTACAAATGAAGATAGACAAAAAGCTGATGCTGTTTTTAAACGGTTTTTCTATCAAGATCAAAATGGGATTATGAAATCTTTGGGAATATTAGAAAAAATGACGGAAGAGGAACAAAAAAGATTTACTCAACAGTTCAAAGCAGAATATTTTAGAGATCAAAGAGTTCAAAAATTAATTTCTGATAATGAAGATAACTTAGAACAAACAAGAGAATTATTACAATTAAGAAGAGATATTACTGAAGAATTAGAAAGACAAGCAATTATTCAAGCACCTAAAGATGAATTAAAAGCATTATTAGATCCTTTACGACAAGTTGATTCTTTAAGTAAAAGTATAGGAAGTTCTTTTGCTGAATCATTTAAAGGAATTGTTCGTGGATCTATGACTGCCCAAGAAGCCTTAAGAAATCTATTTCAACGCACAGCAGATCATTTTCTTGATATGGCAGCACAAATATTAGCTGCACAGATTAGATCAGGAATTATGGGAATATTTTCAAATATGTTTAGTAGCGGTCCTGATGGTTTTAATAGAACGGATTTTATGAGTGGTGGTTACACAGCACAACAAGCTAACATTGTTCAAAGAGGTGGATTTCTTGAAACAGTAATAGATGGTAGTAATGCAAATGGAGGTCCTGTCAAAGGTGGTGGTCGTTATTTAGTTGGAGAACGTGGGCCAGAACTATTCACACCTGGAGTATCAGGAATGATTACACCTAATCATGCTCTTGGTGGTTCTACAAGCATTGTTGTAAACGTGGATGCTTCTGGTTCTTCTGTTGAAGGTGATGAACAGCAAGGCAGAGAACTTGGTCGTCTTATCTCAGTTGCAGTACAATCTGAATTAATACAGCAGAAACGTCCTGGAGGTTTACTTGCATAATGGCTACCTTTCCTTCAATAAAACCAACATACGGACAAAGAAAAAACTCAGCACCATTAACACGTACTATTCGTTTTGCTGATGGTTATGAACACAGAATATTATTTGGAATAGCAGCACATCAAAATCCAAAAGTATTTAATTTAACTTTTAATGTTTCAGAGACAGAATCAGATACGATAGAAACTTTTTTAGATGCAAGAGCAAATGATAGTGCCAGCTTTACTTTTACACCACCTGGAGAAGCTAGTTCATCACAATTTGTTTGCGAAAGTTGGAGTAAGTCGATACCTTATAACAATAGAGCTACGATTCAAGCTACATTCAGAGAAGTATTTGAACCTGCATCCTAATGTCAGTTAATTCAGCAGTATTTAGTAATCTACAATCTATAAATCCTTCTGCAATTATTGAACTATTCACATTGCAGTTATCTACATCATTACATGGATCGAATGATATTTTCCGTTTTCATGCTGGTAGCAGTCTTAATGCAAATGGTGAAATAGTCTGGAAGGGTGATTCTTATTTAAGATTTCCGATACAGGTAACAGGTTTTGCTTTTCAAAAAGGACAACTGCCTCGTCCAAAGATGACAGTAAGTAATGCAGGAATTATCCCAGGAACAGGTATTATTTCTGCTATTCTTTTGTCTGTGAATGAAACTACAACTGGTAACGATTTAACAGGAGCAGTTGTTACAAGAATTAGAACATTAGCTAAATTTATTGATGCTGTAAACTTTGCTGACAATACAAATGCAACAGCAGATCCAAATGCAGAATTTCCTCAAGAAATATATTCAATAGATAGAAAGGCATCAGAAAATAGAGAAGTGGTTGAATTTGAGCTTGCAGCACCAACGGATCTTGCAGGAGTTCGTATTCCAGGACGTCAAGCGACTCGATCTCTTTTTCCTTCTATTGGTACGTTTGTTCAATGAGTTGGAAACATAAAGCATTGGTTCATGCGAAAGACCAAGATCCTAAAGAAGCTGTTGGATTATTACTAAATGTGAAGGGTAAAGAAAGATATTATCCCTGTCGTAATCTTGCCTTAACAGATCATCAATGCTTTATTTTAGACCCAGAAGATTATGTAAAGGCGGACGAGACAGGTGAGATTGTAGCTGTAGTTCATAGTCACCCGATTACTCCACCCATACCTAGTCAGGCAGACAAAGTTAGTTGTGAGGATAGTGGACTTCCGTGGTACATAGTCAATCCAAAAACAGAACAATGGGGATATTTAGAGCCATCAGGTTATAAAGCACCAATCTTGGGTCGTCAATGGGTTTGGGGTGTTACTGACTGTTGGAGTTTAGTTAGGGATTGGTATAGAGAAGAAAAGAATATTGTGCTTAAGGATTGGGAAAGGCCAACAACTCCCGAAGAGTTTTTACATAACCCATTATTTGAAAGTTGTGCTTGGCGAACAGGTTTTAGAGAACTTAGAAAAGATGAAAAATTAGAGAATGGAGATGTTTTACTAATGAGTATTTTGCATCCAACTCTAAATCATGTAGCATTATTTTTTGATGGTGATGTTATTCATCATTTAACCGATAGACTATCTTGTAGAGAACCCTATTCAGAGTGGTTATTTAAATGCACTGGTAAAAGGTATCGCTATGCTTCGTAAAGTAAAACTATATGGAAAACTGGCAGAATTTGTCGGACATAAAGAGTTTGAGGTAAAAGTTAGCAGTGTTGCACAAGCTGTAAGTTTTTTAATACATAACTTTCCAGGCTTGGAAGCCTATATGAGTCCACAGTATTATCAGGTAAAAGTAGGTAATTATGATATTGATAAAGATGAAATTGGTTATCCTATTGGACAAGAAGATATACATTTTATACCAGCTATAAGTGGTGCTGGTAGTGGTGGTAGAAAACTTTTAATGGGAGCATTGATTATAGGACTTGCTATAGCTACAGGGCCAGGAGGTTTTGGTGCTTTACAAATGTTTGGTGGTCAAGGTTTAGCTTTAAAAGGTTTAGGTGCATTTGCTATGAATGTAGGAATGGGGTTAGCAATATCAGGAGTTACTGAAATGCTTTTCCCTTTACCAAAACCGCAAGAATTTAAATCCGAGCAAGATCCACAGTTATCTTTTAATTTTGGTGGAGTTCAAAATACATCAAGGGCTGGTACTTCAATTCCAATAGTTTATGGTGAAATATTTACAGGAAGTGTTGTAATAAGTGCAGCAATTGATACTAATCAGGTGGAAGCATGACTGATAAAAAGAAAATTATTAGAGGTTCTGGAGGCCCACCAAAGCCACCACCTCCTCCATACCGTGCTCCTGATACTTTACATAGTAGAGCTTTTGCTACTGTTCAAGATTTAATATCTGAAGGTGAAATAGAAGGATTTGCTTCTGCTTCTAAGGAAGGTCTTACAAAAGGAACAACTGCTTATGACAATGCAAGTTTGAAAGACGTTTTTCTTGACGATACTCCTATATTAAATTCAAACGCTTCTAGTTCAAGTCCTGCAGATACTGACTTTAATTACAGAGATGTAACTTTTAAATCTAAGTTTGGAACGTCAAACCAAACTGCGATGAGTGGTATTCCTGCTGAAAGTAGATCTCCCACTGGTGTTGCTGTCACTGTCACTACTTCTGCTCCTGTAACTAGACAAGTTACTAACACAGATGTTGATGCCGTGATAGTTAACTTAACTTGGCCTCAAATACAGGTAGCGGAAGATGATGGAGATATTCGAGGGGACACAGTTGAATATAAAATTCAAGTGCAGTATAACTCTGGCGGTTTTACAGATGTAATATCTACTTCCGTTAGTGGCAGAACAGCAGATGCTTACTCAAGAGATCATAGAATAAATCTAACAGGTGCTTTTCCTGTTGATATTAGAGTGATTCGTGTCACAGCAGATAGCACAGAATCTAATAGAGTTAATGCTTTTCAATTTACAAGTTTGCAAGAAGTTATAGATAATACTTCGACTTATCCAAACAGTGCTTATGTTGCTTTAAGACTTGATAGTAAACAATTTAACCGTATTCCTACAAGAAAATATCGTATTAGAGGAGTAAAAGTAAGAATACCAGGAGCAGGTGCTTCAAGTTCTGGTACTCCTACTGTTGACAATGCAACAGGCAGAATAGTTTATCCAAGTGGTTATATTTTTAATGGTGTTATGGGTGCTGCTGTTTACACCAACTGTCCTTCAATGTGTTTGCTAGATTTACTTACTAATACTCGTTATGGATTAGGTAATCATATTACAGACAGTAATTTAGATTTATTTAGTTTCGTAGCAGCAAGTAAGTTTGCTAACGAAGAAGTTGACGATGGTACAGGATCAGGAGCAAAAGAAGCTAGATTTAGTTGCAATGTAAATATTCAGAGTCCGAAAGAAGCATTTGCAGCAATAAATGACTTATCAGGAGTTATGAGGTGTATGCCTATATGGTCTGCTGGAGGTATAAATCTATCGCAGGATAAACCTACAACAGCTAGTTATTTATTTAACTTGGCAAATGTAGGAGAAGGAGGTTTTAGTTATTCGGGAAGTAGCTTAAAGACAAGAAATAGCGTTATTTCTGTTAGTTATTTCAATATGGACTCTAAAGAAGTTGATTTTGAAGTAGTAGAAGATGCAACCGCAATAGCTAAATTTGGAACGATAGTAAAACAAGTTAAAGCTTTTGCTTGTACCTCTCGTAACCAAGCTGCCCGATTGGGTCGTGCAATACTTTTTGCTGAACAAAATGAATCTGAAACAGTAACTTTTACAACTTCAATAGATTCTGGTGTTGTAGTAAGACCTGGATCTGTGATTGAGGTAAACGATCCAGTGCGAGCAGGAGCTAGAAGAGGTGGTCGTGTTGTATCTGCAACAACAACTGCGATAACTATAGATGCAGAGTCGGAGACAAGTTTACCAGCACTTAATGATAACCCTACAATTAGCGTTATTTTGTCAGATGGCACTGTTGAATCGAAAAGTATATCTGATATTACAAACGCAGTTATAACTGTCAGTTCTGCATTTTCTTCCGCACCAAATACTAATGCACCTTACGTTATTTCAAGCACAACGCTTCAAACACAGTTATTCAGAGTCATACAAGTTGAAGAACAAGATGATATTAACTATGTAATTACAGCACTTACTTATGTAGAGGGTAAGTATAACTTTATTGAGAATGGAACAGCTTTACCGACAAGAACAATATCACTTCTAAACGCTCCTGCTGTAACACCAACCAATCTAACAGTTGTAGAAAAAACAGTTGTTATAAACAGTATTGCTAGAAGTAAATTAATTATTGATTGGCAACCTGTAGAAGGCAGCACTCAATATTTAGTTAATTATAAATATGAAGATAATAATTATGTCTCTCAAGTTGTATTCAGTAGTGATTTTGAATTATTAGATACCAAAAAAGGAACATATACTATTGAAGTTTTTTCATACAACCTTTCTCTTACTTTATCTGTAAATCCTGCTACTACAACATTTGTAGCACAAGGTAAAACTGCTTTACCCGAAGATGTTTCTAATTTAACTTTAGAGCCAATAAATGAGCAATTTGTAAGATTAAAATTTAAACAAGCAACTGCGATTGATGTTTTACATGGTGGTCGTGTTTATGTGAGGCATACAAATCAAACAGGTAATAGTGCTACTTTTCAATCAGCACAAGATGTCATTGAGGCTGTTGCAGGAAATTCAACGGATGTGATTTGTGCTGCACTTCTAGGAACTTATTTACTAAAATTTCAAGACGATGGTGGTAGATTTAGTGAAAACGAAGCAAAAGTAAATTTATCTTTAGTAGATATACTTGATTCTATTGTTGTTAAAACAGATAGAGAAGATACAGACGGAACACCTTACAACGGAGCAAAGTCTAATGTTTCTTATGATGCTACTCTTGGGGGCTTGAAACTTACAAATCCTTCGTCTAATGCTACTGGAACGTATGATTTTGTAGATACTCTTGATCTAGGTGGTACATTTTCTCTTACTTTGAAAAGGCATTTTCAAGGTGAGGGATTTTATGTTGGAGATGAGTTTGATAACAGAACGGATTTTATTGATACTTGGACAGATTTTGACGGAACAGTTGCTAATGATGCTAATGCAAAAATAGCAGTCCGAACCACAACAGATAACCCTAGTAGTTCACCTACATATACATCATTTAATGATTTTAGTAATGGTGTGTTTAAGGGTAGAGGTTTTCAGTTTAGGATTACTTTAGAAACTGCTGACGTTGCTCAGAATATGAATTTACAACAAGCAGGTTATACAGCAACAATGCCATCAAGAACAGAACAATCATCTGTTATTGCATCTGGAGCAGGAGCAAAGGCAGTTACATTTACAGCCCCATTCTTTGTTGGAACGTCTGCACTTGGTAATCTGAATAGTTTCTTACCTTCTGTTAATATTTCTCCTCAGA